AAGAAAGTTGGAGAGAAGGAGAGGAGAGGGAGAGAAGGAGAGGAGAGGGAGAAGGAGAGAAGGAGAGAAGAAGAAAGACAGTCTCTTATATCTTTGAGAGAAGGTATATCTGAGAAGAGATACAGAGAGAGAGGGGGAGAGAGAGGGAGGGAGAGGGAGAGGGAGAGAGCACGCCTCCCCCTCTTTTTCTTCTCTCCTCTTCTCCCACTCCACCCCTCTGGAAGGAGACCCCTTCCCACATCTTCCCTGGCCCGCCGTGAGAGAGTGAGAGCGCCCCTGTCTTGGACCCCCTTCCCGATCCTCAGACAGAGAATTAACACCCCCCCCCATGGCCCCGTCCCTCTCTTCCCCTATGTATTGACCCCCTCCCCAACACACAGTAATTTATTGACACAGAGCCCATCAGGCCCTATACTCTCAATACCCCCCTTACCCCCGATTGGCCTCGTGGAGAGATTCACGGGGCCTTTCTTGACATTACGGGATGGGTGGGTTATATTCTGCGTGAGATGGCAAACAAATCACTCGGTCGCGAAACAATGATACTCACGAGGCGAAAATGGGTGGGACGTGACCCGTCGGACATCCTGCTTACCCTGCGCGACTCGCATGAGCCCTTACTTCGCAAGCTGATTGAGAGTGCTCCCTTCGCTTTATACCGGGAGCAGTTCAGGTTCGGGCCGGATACCGGATGGGCGTGGGCGCTGCGGTGGATGATTGAGAATCGGCTTGTGTTCCTGCTCAAAGAGGTCATGGGCATGGATTGGATGGGTGATTTCCACATACACGGAGAGACGGGCATGCTCAGGATGTACGAGAAGGCACAGTCCTGCGGCAGATATAACCGTATCCTGTCCATGTGGCCCCGCGGCTATGGTAAGAGCACCTACCTGACAGTTGGCGGTACTATTCAGCGCATCCTGAAGAATCCGGAGATGCGTGTTGGTATTGGCAGCTGGCGTGTTGACCTCGCAGAGAAGTTTGTATTCGCCATCTCGGAAGAGCTTATGGGGAATGACATTATCCGTGAGCTATACCCCGATGTCATATGGGATTCCCCGAAGCAGTCACCCCGGTGGACGGTGCAGAAGGGCCTTCAGGTGATTCGCAAATCACGGGATAAAGACCCGTCCATTATGCCATTCTCGATATTTAACCTGCCAACCGGTTCGCATATGCATATCCTCTGCCTCGATGACATTGTCACACTGGAGAACGCGGATTCCGACGCCATGCAGAGGCAGGTTGACACCGCACTAAAGAACGTTTCCAACTTCCTCACCTCACCCCATGACCCAATCCACTGGACAGGTACGACTTACGGGTTCAACGACGCTGTGAATAAGGCGAAAGAGGACAGGAATTGGCTTCTCCTGTTCCGCAACTGCTGGGAGCCGGGCCTTGCCTGGAAGAAGGCGTCATACCCGGAACGCTATGACATCCCGGAGCTGACTCAGAAGTACAAGGAGGATGGCCCGTACTCATTCGCCGCCAATATGGAGCTTACCCCCGTCATCGATTCCGACCGCACATTAAGGGCCGAATGGCTGACCGAGGTAAAATACGTTCCGCCTGATATTGACCTGTACATGGGCGTTGACCTCGCCTTTACGTCCGGTAAGAATTCCGACCGCTCAGCTATCCTTGTCGCCGGTATCACCCCATCGAGAACGAAGCTGTACCTCGTTGACGGTATCGTGTTGAAGGCCGGTATCGAGGAGGTAATCCAATATCTGGTGTCTCTCGGTAAACAATACCAACATAAGATAATTATGGCAGGTATCGAGCTGATTTCAGGGGCGCAGGGTATTGAGCCATCCATAAGGCAGGCCCTCATCGAGGCGAATGTTCCGCTCCCCATCACGGTTATCAAGGGCTATAGCCAGACCACACCAACGAAGAATGTCAGGATAGAATCCTTTCTCGCCCCAATCATGTCACGGGGCGATATCGTCCTGACAAGACAGTTCAAGGACGCCCACCCCGATATGGAGCTCCGTGTTTATCCGGAGCTGATACAGGAGATTAACCAGTTCAAGCGGAAGGGCCATGACGACATCCTCGACGCCATTGTTGACATCCTTATGGTGTGCCCTCCCCTCGGTAACCACCCTGAAAAATATAAAATAAACGAGAAAAGAATTGACAGAAAGGATTTTTTGCGCATATTATCGTCAAAGGGGCATAAAAAACCCATTAAGCCAGCGCGACATAGCGTGTCAGGGCGTTGGAGGTAGCAAATATGGGCATAAAACAAGCCGCCATGGACAAGGCAACCGGGTTCTTCCGTGAATTCGAGAGCTCTGTATCCCCCGCGAGGGATATTTACGAGCCCACATGGGAAACAAACCTGTCATATTACCAGTCAGAGGAAATGAACCCAGACATCGTTGGCGCGAATCACCTTTTTGTACCCAAAACGAAGGCCCTTGTTGATGTATGGGTCGCAACGAATATGGCGAACCCGCCAAAGACGAAGGCGATACCCCGCAATGAGACGTCCATGACCTTCGCCTCCAATGTATCCCAGTTGGAGTCTTACGCCTACTCACAGCCTTCCTGCCGCCGCGCCCTCTGGGATGTTGGTTGGAGTACCGCTGTTTACGGTACCGGTATCGGGTTCATCTCGTGGCGCCTGAAGAAGAAAAAAATCCGAGTCCGTGAAACTGTGGAAGTACCGGAATTAAACATAGAACAGCAGGAAGTTCTTGAAACTGAACGAGTTGTTGAGGACTTCCCTTCCCTTGAGTATGTGAATCTGTATGATTTTTGGCCTGACCCCAAGGGTGTGTACGCCGATGAGTTCCGGTTCGCGTACCGGAAACGGGTGTACTCCGATGAGGTTTCCCTGAATATGTATCTCGATTTCTTCGACGCGAAGCTTCCGCCTGATGTCAGGTATAAGGATTTGTCGAACCAGAGCCAGACATCCTCGGCCTACTCAAGCGTATCACAATCCACTACTGTCGGTCGGTTCTATGATTACGACCTCGATGAAGTCACGGTCCTCGAACGGTGGAACAGCGACGGCACCCTCCAGATTGTCGTGGGCCAGTATATGGTATATGACGGCCCCAGCCCGTTTGACCATGGCGAGATACCCTTTGCCGTCTGCACAATCAACCGGAACGCCGATGAGTTCTACGGCAAGGGCATCCCTGAGATTTACAGACCCATTCAGGAGGCCCTGAATAAAGAGGTCAACACGACACTGGACAATCTTGAGATTTCCTCCTATCCCATGGTCATCACGAAGACAAATTCGAGGCTATCCGCTTACGCCTCCATTTTTGAGCTTGGCCCCGGCGCCATTATCGAGGATGACGACCCGGCAGGTGTCCAGCAACTTCGTTTACAATCAGTATCTTACGACCATTTCAACATGTTCGGCATGCTGGAGCGTCTCGGTTCCGAGGCGGTGAGTATATCGGCCCCGATGATGGGGCAGGTGGCTCCGGGCACCTCAAAGACCGCGACGGGTATCACCGCTTTGATTGATATGGGTCTTGCCCCGGCGAGGCTGACGCAGGTTCAATTTGATGTACTCTTTTTACGCCGCGTATCACGGCAGTTTTATTACCTGTTCCAACAATACATGCCTGAAGAGTATATTTTTTCAATAATTGACGACTCAGAAGGGGCGAGGGTGATAAAGATGGAGCGGGGTATGATAGCCTCCGACTTCGATTTCGAGCCGGAAGCGGGTTCAATGAATTACATTGACAAGGCAACCCAGCGTCAGACTTGGATGTCCCTGTTGCAGATTGCCGGGGGTATACAGCAGACGATGCTACAGTCCAGCGGGAAGAAGATTGAGCTGGACCGTGTGTTCGCTCAACTCCTTGACGCGTTCGGAATCAAGAACCAGAAGGAATTCGTGGTGGAGGATAAGCAGTTTCTGATGCAGGCGAAGCAGATGGCTGACGAGCAGCAGCAACAACAGCAATTGCAGGCGATGCTTGGCGGTCAGATGGGGGTGCCCCAGCAATGAAGATACCAGCATTCGTGGCGAAGTTCGCGTATAACTTACTGAATAAATGGGTCATACAGGATGGTAGCGGTTCCTTCCCGTATCATGAGGCTGTTATTGACAAGGACGATATGGCGAGGGAACTGATTGAGACGCATGAAATCCTGAAGAGGATACCGGACCCGATGATGGAAGCCATGCACAGGGTGGTTCACGCCTCCGCGATGGGAAGCACATTGGCGCTTTTTGGCCAGAAGGACAGAGAACAGTACCTGTTTGTGTCCGGCGAGGTGTCCGGTATGAGGAAGGCAATCAATGGAATTGAGAAAATAGCGAATATGGACGTTACGCCCCTTAAGAGGCGTATATTGAACAAGGGGGACTAAATGACTGATATGAATGAAGATTTCGTTATGAAACAGGACGCGGACACGGCATTGGGCAACCCGGCTGAGCCGGCCCCGGATGACGACGCGAATCCCGTTTTAACGAATGACGCGAAGCAGGCATCCGATGATTCTGATGGTTCGCTCCCTATAGTGCTACTGGATGACGGCACGGACGCAACTACGGACGGGCAAGGCGACACGCCCCCGGACGTAGACCGGCTCAGCCAGTTGGAAACATCATATCGTGAGATACAGTCGTATAATACGAAGTTGATGGATATGATGGACACTATTAGTGCGGAGAATCAGGAGCTGAAATCGCTTATCAATGGCGATGACAGTAAGGAAGTTGCAGACCCGGAAGACGATAAGCCGCTGACAAGAAAGGAGTTGAAGGAGCTTTTATCCTCACCTGAAATTATTCAGCGGTTTGAACAGACAAAACAAACCACGGCAAGGGATAAGTGGCAGGAGAGAATCGCATCGCAGATTAAGGCCTTGCAGGCGGTCGGGATTGCCCGGCCTGGAACCCGTGTGGCGAAGTACATGGATGAATTTTTCCAGACACACGGGGAATCACTCATCAACGATGATGACGCCGCGAGGAAGGCCCTTGATTTCGCGAAGTCGAAGATGTCCTCAGCTCCACCCGCGCCGACGAAACAGACACCTCCAGCGTCTGGCGGCGGTTCAAGCGCGGCCCATAAGAAGAGCGAAGCCGGTAAGGAGATTGTTGGCACAGGCGCGGAGGCGTTCAGATTTTAGGAGTATATTATGACGCAAATATCAGGAATGATACGGTCTGATAAGACCGAATCGTACAGAAAAAAGACAGCAATCAATGAGAATGTCATTGAGCAGGTAAAGAACATTGCCCGATTTTCGTATCTCTTGCGGAAGCTGGGCAAAAAGCCGGTTGATTACTGGCAATTCTACGTGCAGGAGAACCCGGACAGCACCCGCCACACCGCGGTAAACAATGCCGCCGGGTACGCTATCGGGGCAACGTCCGTTCTCGTGGACGACGCCTCCGTGTTCGGTGTGAATCAGCGGATTTGGAACATTTCCACGGATGACTACACTACCGTAACCGCGATTGATGCCGGCACCAACACACTTACAGTTGACGCGCTTATAGCCGCGTGGGTTGACAACGATGTTCTGGTCGGTCTCGCTCAGGGTGTCCCGGAGGGCGGTACTATCCAGAACATGCCGTTCCATGAGCTTTCGACAGCGTACAACTACACTCAGCAGATTGTTCGCACTATCCCGATTTCATGGCGTGAACAAATTGCACCGAAATACGGCCCGGACGAACTGGCGCTCCGACGGAAACAGGCGTTTAACCTCTTCTACGAGGACATCGAGCTCCAGCTTCTGTTTGGAGATTTGAAGACCAAGTCCGGAAGTGACGGTACCGTAACGACTTATACAGCTGGCGTCGAGAACGTAGTTACCACTCAGTCTCTCGCGGCGGCAGCCGGTTCAGTAACGGAATCGGCGTTTGTCGGCTTTCTCCAGGACCTGGCATATTACGGGTCACAGGAGTTTATCCTCCTGGACGGGGGGCCGCTCATGTCACAAATTGCCACATACGCGATGAATGACCGGGTTGTTGAGAACAAGACATTGACCGGTATGCTGGGCACTAAGGTCACTATGTACGAGAGCACGTTTGGCCGGGTAAATTTTGTTTACCACCCGCTTATGGCGAAGGTGTATTCGAAGCTGACGACTCCGACCTATAAGGCCTTCCTTATCCCGATGCAGGACGCCGGACTCGCTATATATCGTGACCAGATGCACTTAAGCGACATCTCTGACAATGACACCACGGCGAACACGGAAGCGTGGTTCATTGATTGCGGTCTGTGGTATTCACGGGAACCGAGCTGGGGCGTTATTACGGGCATCCAGTAACGATAGTTTAACGGGGGGGGGTGATTACGCCCCCCCCATTTACCGAAAAGGAGAAAACATGCTATACAAGTGGAAAGGGTACAAACGGCCTCAGATAGAGATGGAACCGCCAAAATGGGAGGGGGGAAGGATATTAAGCCCCCGGAAGGTAATCAAGTTCGGCCCTTTGCTGAATACGGCAATTGACGGTAAGAAGGTGCGTTTTGACGCGAATGCCGGGTATCTCGATACTGATGAAAAAAATGTGTGGGAATTTATTGAGAGTTTGCCGGATTTCAAAAGGGGGATTATCCAGAAGATTTCGTTCAGGAAAGAGGCGGTATTCGTTGAATCGCCGGTTGAGGAGGTGTCTGAATCCCCCGTGCCGGCTGATTCCAAAAAGGCGGTCGCCGAAAAGAGGAAACCAGTCAACTCAGTCAAGGACTTGTGACATAGGAGTCAGTGGTGCAATTATCAGAAATGTTGGCGGCGGTTCGGAACAACCTGAACGAGGTCGGTATTACGGAGATGTTCTCGGACAGTGACATCACAGAATGGCTGAACGCCGGCACGAAGCTTGCGGCAAGGGTACTTCCGCCGCAACTGTTAATTGATTTGCAGAAAGTAGTTACCGGCTCAAACACTTATGTGGGATTGCCCGATGACTTTTTTCTACCCGTTCAGCTTTTGCTTGGATCAAGGCGTGTACCTATCATTGGCCCATCGGATGGGGGCCATGACCCCGGCCAGGACTTCGCGTTGTTTGACACCTATGGCCTGATGTGGGGCTATACTATCAAGTTCTATCCGGAGGAACCCGCAGGGTACGTGTTCTATTATCTCGCTACGCCAAGGGATATGAGCATATGGATTGGCGAACCGGGTTCGGGCGAATCAACTGACGTACCGGGTATCCCGGAAGCATACCATTATGCGCTGGTGTGTTACGCCACCTATATGGGGGCGTCAAAGGATAGGATGTTGCGGACACAATATCTTGCGATGTTCCGAGAGATACTGGGGGAGGCAAATGAACGCGCGTGAAATGATTGAAGCTGTTCTCTCCAGGGTCGGCGGTGACGCGACATCATTCCCGCGCCATGTTATCGCGATGCGAATCAATTCCGTTATGAAGGAATTTGCCCGTTTCTTCCGCGATACGTTCATGACCACCGCCACCGGTACTGTAACGGCAGGCTCAACCACAATCACTATCCCCACTGATTGCAAGGAGATTGTGTCGCTCCAGATAGGTGATTATATGTGGTATCCAATCCCGCCGGTTGACAGGGCGAATACCTACGCGGATGAGCGTGTGTACTGGGTGCTGGGCGGGGGTATTAACCTCCGGTATTCGACTGGTTCTTCAGCGTCTTACACACTGACCTATTTGAAGATGGTGACAGATATTACTGATAACACTTCTGAAATTGAGTTCCCGGAACATACACGCGAGTTTGTTGTGACGATTGTGGCCTCCCGTCTATCCCCAAAGATGGTTGACCCGTATGAAGTCAGAATGGCTCTGGATGGTCTTCGGATGGATAGCGGGGTACAGCCGGTTATGAAACGGTTGCGCGCGCGTTCCATGCGGGATGGATATGTCCGCAGTTGACCGGGAAGAGGCTCGCAGAAGCTATATACAGCTGATTGGGGACAAGACCGCAATTGTCTCTAACGCTTCGGAGAATGTCGCCCCCCATGAAGTGGCTTACGATATTGTCAATTTCATACCGGATAAAGTGGGCCAGCTTCGTAAGATACCCATCGGGTTCTATCGGCGTCAGTTTCCGGATAATATCGCGAAGATTATTTCATTCCATGAGAAACAGGCATCAAGATTACTCGTATCACTGGATAATGGCGCACTGTACACCCTGCTGAACCAGACAGCTACTCAGTTGACATTTCCCAGCCAGACCCCACTGGTGCATTCCGCTACTGACGAGCCAACCGTAATTGAGGATTACTTCGTCTACCGGAATAAGCTGTTCCTCGCTACCGGAACACATGTGAACTATGTTTATAACGGCTCCTCTCTCACGCTATGGGGTCAGGACGGCGCTATTGAGCCCGTGGACGTGTCAGATATCGTTTCGTATGCGTATGTGTCTCCTACGGCAATTTTGGCGGGCACAGTGACCATACCGTCTACCGATAACGGGTTTTGCTATGAGGTTACAACCGCCGGCACCACATCAGGGACAGAACCTGACTGGCCCACCACGGTAGGCGGCACAGTTTTGGATGGGATGGTTACGTGGACGTGTAAATCAGCGGTTACGCTCAGTGACGCGATGACAACCCATGTAAATTACATTGTGACATGGTGGGATGGACAGTGCGAGTCCAATCCCTCATACCCATGTGCTAATACAGCCCAGCCAACGAACGCTCTTGCCGCTGTCACGCTCAGCACGGGCGGGGCTAATGTTGAGCAGATAAGGGTATACCGGTACGAGTCAGAGACGAAAACATACCGCTTTGTTAAGGGCCTTGATAAAGGTACTTATGGCATATCTGATGATTCAACATACGTGTTCGTTGATGTTATCAGTGAGAACAGCTTAGGCGACGAGGTGGAATATGATAACGACCTGCCGCCCCGTGTGTCGAATGTTGCCGTATTCGCGAATCGTGCATGGGGAGCCGGGGATAAGCACAATCCGAATCGGCTCTATTACTCAAAACTGGAGAATCCCTACGCGTGGCCGAATTATATCGAGGTGGAGGATAGGTCAGGGGATGAGATTATCGGGCTTGTCCCTTTGAAAACGGAGTTGCTCATATTCAAGAAATTCTCAACCCATGTCCTTACCGGCTTCTCGGAAGACACATTCAGCGTAAAGGAGCTGTTCCCGGCTGGCGCGTATTCGAAGAGCTCTATAGTTACGGCAAACGATAGTGTATTTTTCCTCTCCCGTGATGGGTTCTATGTTACAGACGGAATGTCTGTCCGTAAAATCAGCAGTGAGATTGAGGACCATTTCAGGAGAGAGAATATATGGACAATGCAATATACAACATCCCTCTATGTTCCACAGTTCAACGGGATATACTGGAATATCTCTAAGCCATTCGATTCGGCAGGCGGGGTAACGTGGATATACTTGCCTGACAGGCATCAATGGTTCCGAACAACGATGGGTATTACGGACGGTGTCGTCATGGACGGCGAAGCGTATCTTGCTTTGACTGACACTGTCTATCAGATGGTTGATACCGGGTATCCGACCGTGCAGTCTGTATATGAGACACATGACCTGCCATTGTCCACATCCACGGACAAGGCTATCGTCCGTCATGTCAGCGTCACAGGCGGCGGTATGGAGATTGGTACGCTAATTTACTTGTATTATAAAGCGGATTTCTCAGAATCATGGTCTTTGCTTGGGTCTGTGACTATTACCGCGGAGCAGGAGACCCATCGCGTTTCCTGTAACATCCACTGCAACTATTTGAAGTTGAAGCTGGAACATACCGGTGGCCTGAAGAGATTAGTTCAAATCACACTTGAAACAATGTATAAACGTCTTGAGCCGCATGAATAGGAGGCTGTAACATGGCACTGTTTACGAACAATATCACGTCTGGGAGCACAATGGCAGATGTAGCCGCGCAGTTCTCCACTTGGGCGGCGAACATGACGCAGCTGACAGTCGCGGACAATTTCACTGGCAGTTTTTCCGCCAACATTTCAAATATTGTGAATGGTTTATCCGCGCTTGGCGGTACACTGTCCGGTAATCTCGCCTGCGATTCAGGGATACTGATTGACGGGCAAGATGTATCCGAGTTGGGGGACCGTGTTGATGTGATTAAGTCAGTGGTAGACAATGATTCCCTGACGAAGGACGATATTATTGTCATAGGTGGCACCGGGGCGAATGGGGATGACCTGTACTCAGTGTTCACAGCCGCATATCCGACATACTCCACAACCACGCATAATATTTATTATTCAATTACCGGGTTCCAGTTCACGCCTCTGACGAGTACGGACGCGAATTATACAGTTGGCAATTTCAGCGCGTATTGTAATGGTTCTGTTATCGTCATGTCTGGCACTGACAGGAATGGATTGAGCATATTAACGTCAGATTTGGTGGCATACTACCGTATTCTGGCAATCACGAAGTAAGGGGGTGGCACGATGGGATTCTTCTCGAATTTATTGAGCACCGCAGCCCCGGTAGTTGGCGGCTTACTCGGCGGTGCGCCCGGTGCGGCTATCGGTGGCCTTGCCGGTGGATTGCTTGGCGGTTCCCCGTACAAGTTCACAGTACCTGATATTTCCGGTAGGTACAATGAATTAAGCCCTCAGATACAGGCTATCATCTCCCAGTTACAGCAGGGCGGTCTCGACACACGGCCATACGATGCCATGAGGAAGAACAACGAGCTTGGCGCGTTTAACACGGCGAAGAGAATGAATGAGGTTCTGAACCAGAACCTTTCAGCCCGGGGGCTGTCAAATTCGTCTATTAGGACGAGCGGGAATCAGGGCATATACGCGAAGGCTCTGGCTGATATGGCCACGCGGATGGCGCAGATTGACGCTCAGCAGGCTCAGGCTGAGAACGCTGACCGGTTACAGCGGAGCGGCATGTCATTATCAGCTATTCAGAACCTCTTGCGTTCCGGTACGAACCTCGACGCGAACGCGGGTAAATTAGCTCTTTCCGCGCAGGGGATGAATTATGGAGCGGAAGGCGATTACAGCAATCTCCTTAGTTCCCTTGGCGCGTTCGCAGGGCAATCCGGCTGGCTTGACAAGCTGAGGCAACTCCTCGGTGGGGGCGGTGGCGGTGGTTCCGCTGACACCTCATCCCTGTTTAACAATTCAGATTGGATGAGACGGCTGTTGAGCGGGAGCCCGGGGCTGACAACGCAGTACAGCTTCGGCGGGGGTACCCCGTGAACAGCAGAATAGCCCTTGCTTCCTTGAGCGGGCTCTTGCGAGGCAATCAGCAGTATAAGCAGCAGCAGGAACAGGACGCGTGGCGCGAGCAACTTTTCAATACGCAAGAGGATTGGCGCAATAAGCAGTTTGACTCGTTGCAGGAATGGAGGGATAAGACATTCAAGGCGGGGCGTGAGGACAGACAACGAGAATGGGATTATAAAAACACAATAGACCCGGAGGCTACGGCGATTAAGAAACTGTCTGTAATCAGCGCGGCTTTCCAGTTGGCGAGGAATGGTGTACCGCCTAATGTAATATCCAAATTATTTAGTGGTACTCGATTTAGTGGCGACCTAACCGAGGAAAATATTGCCAAGTTCATTAAATCAAGTGATGAGATTGAGAGTAAAAAGGAACAGGCTAAATTACAGCGCATGCGCGAAATGGCACAAGCTCAAGCTGATAGATGGCTTGAATATCAGCGTAACAAGCCTGACAAATCGGGACAAGGTAAATTGACAAATTTAATCGGGTTACAAATGTCATCCCTTTTGAAGACGGTTAATGGAGGGCATTTTGACCCAAACGACCCGAATTCTAAGGCTACAATCGCAAGTATAGAAGCCGCGCTGAAGTACGCGGAGAACGCGGATGGTATGACGACGGAGCAAAAGCAGTTTATAGGTGCGCAGAGGCAGGCGTTTAACGCTCTTATCCAGGAATTAGCTGATACCGTTAGACCCGAACCAGACACAACCACACCTACTAAGGAATTGGAATGGAAAAAGCTATCTGACGAAACTAATATCTTCCAGCGGAGGTGACGACACGATGAGCGACGAACCGGATAGAACGATAGCCGAAGAGGAAGACCCAAACGCTGCATACGTCCAGAATTTCCGTTCATTTCTGGACGATAAGCGGCCTGCGTTCGACGCTATCGCCCATTCTGACTGGTGGGACGACCAGCCTGAGCAAGCGAAAAAAAGGCTGAAACTGGAATATTGGTCATGGGTGAAGTCACAGCCTGAATTTAAGGGGATTGACCAGAAGGCATATAAGGATTACATATTCAAGCAGGGCTTTCTGGACCAGCAGGGCCGTGCGCTCGGTGGCGCTTTTATGGAGGGCGCTGGTAGCGGCGGTCAGCTTCTTGGCAAGGTGTTTAATAAGCTGAACCCGGTTCTATTGCCTGTGACATTGGCAACTCAGACCACTAAATTACTGAACCCGCCTACGGATGAACTGCCGATTGATGTTATCTCTGGCGCACTGCGCGAGGGAGGCAAGGAAGCCTCCAGAATCGGGCAGCGTATGCAAGTGACGAATCGGCCCGAATCTAATATCGCTGAGGGCATTTTAAAGACGGAATCCGGTGTCGTTCGTGGCGCAACGGAATTGTGGAAGTACATGGCGGCTACTATGGCAGGTGGCCCTATCGCCGGTTTTGCGGGGCTTGGTATGTTAGAGGAGATAGACCCAGATATCCCACCTCAGGACCAATGGAAGAAGGTGTTAGAGGCGGGGCTGAGCGCGGCGGCAATGGGGGCTGTGTTTAAGTGGGCCGAACCATTGAAGCCATTGGTGAAGTCACTGGTAGTTGGCGGTTATGGAGCGGCAGTAACGAAGGCGAATGGCGGGACCTATACGGACTCCATAGCGCAGGGGACATCGCTTGTTCTACTCTCTGCGGCAAGCCCACGCAACAAAAACGCTGAGCTCGGTTTTGTTGAGAAAATCGGCGCTGACATACAGGCGGCGAAACATGTTTACCGCAAAGTTACGAACGCCAGCGCAGAACTTCGCGCTAAAGCGTCTAATCTCGCTGGCAGGATGAAGGCGGGCGAGGCGAAGGAGGAAGAGTTTTCCTCATTTGTTGATGACGTGAAAAATGAAATCCTCACAGACCCGGAGACAACCGCTGAGATTGGGAAGGAATTTGATTCCGCTATTACAAACAATTTGACGAACAGACCGGTGAAGGAAGTTTTAGATGCGGCTGTTTCAGCGGACACACATGAGCAGACAGCCAAACAGGAATTTATACAAGAGGCGAAACGGAAGGCTACAAACCAGTATGTGGAAGAATTACCCGCGGGCGTATCCGATACCATGTCAGGGGTGCTGAAATCACTTGGCGCGGAAGCCGCGGATATTGAGCCGGTCATGCTGACTGAGATGGAACGACTCGCTGTTCTGAATGAGGGGCAACCTGAGTTGGTGATAGAGGCGTTGGGTATTGACACTGGATGGTCAACTCGCACTGCGGAGAATATGTTGATGGACATGGGTGTCCCGGCGAGTGAACAGCGTGTCTCGAAAGTAGCGAGGTTAATCAGTGAGCAGAAAATAGCGCCGGAAGACGTTTCCAGCCCCACTGATACTTCATTGCTGACCGTTGTTGACCGTTCAAGAATTAGAGATTATATTGATAGGCCGGGTAATGAACTTGACCCGACTATCCGCAAGGCACTGGACAAGGCTTCGCGCGGCGTCCGTGTCCCGGGGAAGTATGCTAAGAGCGTACTTGATGTTGTTGACTCCTTCAGAGCCGATGCCCGCGCTGATATTAGGGGCAGATTGAAGGGCACCAAAGAAGCGGAAGGCGATTATATACCATCAACAATGATGGATACGTCAGCAGTATCAGAAGATGTTGCAATGAATGCCTTTGACACGACTGTGGAGAAAACCGTTAATCATGTCAGAGGCAACGTTATCCCCGCAGACAATGTGATTATGGTGGTAGACCCTGAGACCGCAAGCGGGTCACTCCAGTTGCCTGATACCCCGATAGGCAGGGGCGCTTCCACAAGGCCAATAACCGTGAAAAGGAGGGGCGAGCTTGAAGATTCCCTGAAACAGAATCTGGACACCGCGAGGTCAGCGGGTGATTCTCCAATCGCGCCTGATACTGTTGTTGAGTTAGGAGGAATGGATATTCTCACGGGCGAAGAAGGGTATTTGAATAAGGAGACGGTCGGGCATGAGCGTCCATTCTATGCACTCGAAGCTGACAAACAGGTGGATGTCCCGGTACATGGCGAGCGTCGCATGGCCCCGGTTGCGGTAATCGCTCCCGTAGAAAGAATATTACCCGGTAAGGCCGGTAAGGGAAAAGTCAGAATTGACCCTGACACCCCGACCAGCGAGCTTTTGTATATGCTGGGCGATGACCCCCGTGTGTATACACGGGACGAAGCACGCGCCGCCATCGAACAGAGGAACGCTGTCGCCGCTAAACATGTTGACGAACTTGCGCCTGCAAGTAGGGCAAAACATAATGTGCTGGTAGATGTAAAGCCGGAATCGCGTGGGCCGGGCGGAGAGCCGATGGTAACGGCGAAGTCTTTAGAGAACGGCAACGTTATCATGCCTGACGGGAGAAGCGTCAGCATGGAGCAGTATCGCGCTGAGTTTAAGAGACATCGAGCCCAGAACCCAACTGTCCGGAAATTCCGGAGAGTTGCAGATGCTATCCGTGACGGGGAGAACGTACCGGACAAAATACTTGACCAGTATCCCGCGTTGAAGGATATGTATGAGGACGAACTCAACGCGATACGCAGCATAAAAGACCCGTCTGAACGGGCAGGCGCTATCAGAGCTATACGAGCGAGGAAAGCGCTCCCACGAGGATATGCCACGAAGAGCAAATTTATGCTTGCTGAAATGGGCGACGATGGCCGTGTCACCGTGTCTGATACACGCATTTTCGGGAGCGCTATTGACGCGTTCAATGCCAGAGGTGGCGAGCAGGTTGTGATTAAAGTATCGCCATCAAGGTTCCCGCCGGGCACTACACACACCGGGGATATTAAGCAGACGAAAGATGGGACTGTCCTCACACTGGAGCAGACACCGCCGCCGGGTTCAATTACAAAGATATGGAAGAACCGGAAATGGCATGATATTAAGGTCGAGGAATCAACCGACCCCATATACCGGGAACTGGATGGTGACGCCAACCGGCAACAGTTTAGCAGAGCGAACAACGATGAGCCGAACCACGTGACACCGGACAAGGCAGCGTACACAACCATGGTTTCAAGGCAGGATGTAGTTGACGCGGTAAATCGGAAGACATTGTTCTCGGTGCGGTCTGGTGTTGAAGGCGAAGCATCTGGCGCAAGTTACGGCAACAAAGTAATTTACCTTAGCCGCTCAGGTGATATTGGAAGGCTGGCGCACGAGTTGGCCCATGGCGCGGAAGATGTCCTGCAACTGAGGTTAGACAGATACGAGTCAATGCTAAAAATCAATGGCCTTCAAAGCAGCGCGGAGGGGTTCGCCGAGTTTTCAAGGCTCTGGTGGACAAACCGCAAAATGGCCAAGAGCATGTTCCCGGAATTTTATGCCACGTTCAAGTCAAAATTCTATGGTCATAATACCGAATTGACGAAGCTCTATAATATTGTGGATGAGTATTATTCAGCGTACCGTAACCAGCCCTATTTTCAACAGTTTATGGCGCAAATCGAATTTGACCCGCACCTCAGGGAGACACGTAAGGCGTCACTGAAAACGGTGTTCGGGCTTGAGATGACGAGCCAGTATTATCATGTGGAGCAACTGGCAGCTAAGTATAGGCTTTCGAGACCTGAATTGGAGTTTATACAAAAGACTCTGTACGTTCTTGCCCCGCAAACCGATGCGGCGGTCATGGGGATATACGGCGTTGAGGGCTACAAGCCGATTGATATAGATATGGTTGAACATCCTGAGATTACGCCATTTTCTTATTTCTCGAACAAGTATTCTGATTTTAGTTGGAAGGCATATTTAAAGTCCGGTGGCGAATATGGGCTTGTCACAAACGATTCCGGCATGGAGTTTTCCGCGTTCATGCAGGCGTTATCAGTATTGCATGAAGGTGTGGATTTGTCAGCCTCTCAATTCTTTGACACGTACTCTGTGACCCGCCAGCAGGCGGCGGATATGGTCAGATATGTAAGGAGCAAGCCGAATGGCAAATCGCTGGAAGCGGAGTATCTGTCTGATGCGAAGAAATTACGCCAGCTCTTTGAGTTTGCGACTGACCAGCTTGTAGATTCTGGGTTAATATCAAAGGAAGAGGCGGACTCAAGAATAAATAAGGGGTACAAATTCCATGCCATCTTGAACCGGGTACAATCCACCATTGGTTCTCCGACTGTGTTCCAACCCGGTAATGTAGCCCCCGATTTTTTCAAGGTTCGGCACGGGTCAACAGAGAAGATTGTTGGTTATCTCGACGCGTACAGGGCGCTGATACCGAAGATGATGAGAACCGCGTTTGAGAACGTGAAGCAGCGGAAACTGGCGGAGTTTTATAGGGGACTGCCAGACAGCGAAGCATTCGTCAAGCATATTAAACCGGATAGTATTCTGGAGAGCCCTTCAGGTGATTCCGGTAAGGTGCTTTCTATTATAGAGAGTGTTGTTGACGGGTCAAAGGATGGTATAAACGTTAAAGCAGTAGAAGAGCTTCTTGAGACAAAGCGCGGTCATTCATGGGACTTATTCGATATGCAAACATCAGGTGACAGGTACATGAAATATTATGATGACGGCAAGCCTGTTGTCCATCAGATACTTGACCCTGACACCCATGCTCAAATGCTGTACTTGAAGCCGGAACATTATGCTGAGGTAAACAAATTCGTCAAGGCTCTCCATTTTATATTCTCGGAGACGGCGAGCCTGAGCCGTGTGGCATTTACAAAGAACCCGATATTCCCATTATGGAATATGCCACGTGACACCGCTACACGTATGGCAACCACCGAGACCGGTGGACTTGGATTACCGACACTCCGCAAGGCCATCAAAGCGATTGCGACGAATGACCCCATCGTTAGGCAGTGCCTGACCGATACGAATATGATGGGTTTCGCTTCACGTTCGCGGTCGAGTATGGACAAGGCGTTGTATAGGACGAAGGGGAGCATCACGGACAAGGTGGTTGCGAAGTATCAGGCATACCATGAGAATATGGAGTTGGTGAACAGACTCGCCGAGTACATCGGGGGGGTTGAGAAGTACGGCAACACAACCGAGGGCAGGGTTAAGGCGGCTTGGGACGCGCTGGACGTAACGTTGAATTTCCGCAGGATGGGTAAGATGGGCGGGAAAATCAACCAGTATGTCCCCTTCTTTAATGCCGGTTTGCAGGAGCTATCGAAGATTGGTCGTCTGTTGTCTGACCCACGAACCCGGATGAGATTTGTCATAAAGGGCTTGCTGACATCAGCCCTATTGCAGGGTACTTTGGACTATGTACACCACGGGAAGGATTGGTATGATGACAGGTCAAAGTTTTTGAAAGCGACAACGTACACCATCGCGAATGTGAATGGATATACCATATTCCTCCCGAAGCCATTTGCTATCGGCGCCATCTACTCTTCTATTGGGGAGTTGGCGGCGGTTCCGCTCACGACTGGCAAGCTTCCAACATTGAAAAATATGCAGAGCATCGCCAAGCGGGCTTGGACGCCAGTTGTGCCGAATCTAAGCGCTCCGGTCCCGTCTGCGGCGCTGGAGCTTGCGATGAATCTGAATAGGTTCATGGGGATACCCATCGAATCCAAGTCAGATGTTGATGACAATGTGCCGAAGAGGTATAGATTCAACTCGTACACGCCAGCGTTTCTCGTATCGTTAGGGCCGATGCTGGAGAAGGTGAATATGTCACCGGCTCAGGCCGACTATGCGATACAGAAGTTCACGGGGGTTATGGGCCGCATTTTTGAAGACGCGGTGGATGGGCTGTATGGCAATCTTGGCGGCGATGTCGCGAAGCCTGCACCGGGTCGCGAGGGCTGGGCGGCTCCATTCGCACGGTTTGCAACACCGGACTATCTGCGGATGAGCGCGCCCTCTTCCGCATTGGCAGAAAGAATAATCAAGCTTGCGCAACTTGAAAAGAACCTCAAGAATAAAGAGTTTGGCGAGTCGTACAAGAAGAATGAATCCGAGAAACTGCCATGGCTTAAGAACAAAGATGGGCGGGCGGTGTTCGCCGCATCTTTCGCAGCGCGGAAGGAGATATTCTCACTCTTTGGCGCGAAGAGTTTTTTCATGAACGCTCGTTCAATGCCGATAGACGAGAAGACTGGTAAGCCGTCAAGATACCGTGTGGCATCGCAGGTAGCGGTTTTGTACAAGTTTTTCAGGCAGGACGACCATTTTTCAGAAAAGCAGAAGCTCGATATTATCTCGGCTATACGGTCGGGGAAACAGTTAGATGATGTTGTGCTCCGCAGGCTGGTATTGTCGCGCCTGACACGGTATGTCAATACCCGCAGCAAATATTATACACGCGCTCTTGATGACCTGATGGGAGAATAGTATGGATAGAGCCAGACTCGAAGACGCCTTGAAACGGATAGAGCGGCGCATTGCTGATATTGAGAAGCGGCATATCGGCGGCCCATTCTCCCAGACGCTACCCGGAGATACTAAGGACGCGCGTGGTCGGCGCATTATTGATATTGGCGGACCCGCTACTGAGACAACAGAAGTGGGCGCGGCTACAGGCCAATCCGATAATGTGACGAACGTTTACCATGTTGGGGGCGGCGGCGGCGGCGGTACTGTGCC